CAACCAACATAGGAGCCTGATACCATGAAGTATCTTGATTTTGTAGTACCTCGCTGAAGATATTGCATCACAGTTTCGTGATGATACTCTCCAGCATCAAGTTGTTGCCCTTGCTGTCAAGGGTGGCAAGATTATCAATTTTGGCGTCAACAAGCGCCGTTACAGTCGCGGAAAGAGTGTTTTCAAGTGTTCAATGCACGCAGAGATTGATCTCTTGAGTAAGATGGAAGAACGAGCACGAGGAAGCAAGATTTATATCTATCGCTTCAACAATACAACTTCTCCTATTGCTCGCGAAAACAAGAATGGCAAGCCTTGTCCACTGTGTCAACATGCATTGAAGAACGCTGGTGTTTCCAGAGTTATTTATGTTGATGATAGTGGAGAAATGAACACAATGAAGAATCGTGATATGATCGGTCTTGTTGGACAGCCAAGCAATATCACCAACCATTTTCTTGAAAGGTTTGGAGATCATCATCATGGTAAGTTTATTGTAAATCAGTTTATTGTTGCATAGGAATAACATGAATAGCAATTTTGATAAAAACACAAGCGAAGGTTTGTATACTTTTAACCAAGATGAAGTATTTGAAGCACTAAAAATATGGTGTTTTCAAAAGGGCATTGTGCTTGATAAAAATAGTGTAAAGTCATTTAGATCTATTCATAATGATACAGATGGTTTTATTGTAGAAATGTCATTTAATCACAAAGAAAGAAAGGTAGCATAATCTTTTGCTGCCGCAGCCGAGGAAATATAGAAACTTCTGACTATTTATTAGTAGAGGTCATATATGAAATCGGGAATATATAAAATTACAAATAAAATAACCAATAAGTTTTACATAGGTTCATCATTAAATATAAAAACACGCTGGTCTGTTCATAAAAGAAGATTAAAAATAAATTCACACGATAATGAACATTTACAAAATGCGTGGAATAAAGATGGAATACAAAATTTTCTTTTTGAAGTAGTAGAATTGTGCGAAATAGACATTCTAATACAAGTAGAACAAAAGTATTTAGACCAATACAGATGTTGGGATAGAGAAATTGGTTATAACATAGCAAAGATAGCAGGCAACACAACTGGATGCTTTCATACTGAAGAAAGCAAAGAATTAATTAAAAAAAATAATAAAGCTGCAACAGAAGAAGTCAGACAGAAGATGAAAGATTATTGGTCAAATTCAGAAAACAGAAAACATCAAAGCGAGAAAAGAAAACAATATCTTTCATCAAGGGAAAATAGAGATAAACTAAAAAGTTCATTAGTAGAATATTATAAAAACAATCCGGATAAAAAACTCTATGGAGATAAAAATCCATCTTATGGTTTAAAATTTAGAAATAAATATGTTGAAAGAGTTGATCCTATAACTGGTGAAATAAAAGAATATCAAAGTGTTCGTGATACGGAAAAAGATGGATACCAACCATCTTGTGTAGGTAAAGTTTGTAGAGGCGAATTAAAAACGCATAGAGGATATTACTGGAAATTTAAGGAGGAATAATTATGCCTTGGGAAAAAAAGAACAGACCTCGAAAAGGTCGACGAAAAATAGGCTCTGCCAAGCGCAAAGCACGCAAAAAGAACAAAAAGCAGAAATGAAAACTTAGCTATAGCAAACACACTTTTTATGTGTTACGATACCCCACTGCAAAGTGGGGTTTTCTTTTATGGGTAAAAAAATGAGCAAAATACTTGTTATAGACTTTCTAAATCTTTTTATCAGGTCCTATGTTGTAAATCCATCTATCTCTAAACAAGGAGAACCAATAGGTGGAATAGTTGGTGTTTTCAAGTCTCTTCAAAAACTTTGTAGAGAAACAAAACCAGACAAGATCATATTTTGTCACGATGGTCCTGGTGGAAGTAGAAAGAAAAAAGCCCTACACAAAGACTATAAAGAAGGTAGAAACCCACTGCGACTGAATAGAAATATAAAAGTCTTGGACGAAAAGCAAGAGTTTGAGAATCGTATTTGGCAACAACTAAAAACATTTGACTATCTCAACCTTTGCCCGGTTATCCAACTAATGGAAGAAAATGTTGAAGCAGACGATCTTATTTCTTATATTGTTCAGCATGAAGAATATGCAGACAGTGTAAAAATGATTGTATCCAGTGATAAAGATTTTATCCAGTTGTTGGATGATAAAACTATTCTTATTCGCCCAGTTCAAGATGAGATATTGAATAAAAATCGTGTTATAGAAGAATACAAAATACATCCAAACAACTTTGCTATTGCTCGTGCCATAGCAGGTGACAAAAGTGACAATCTTGAAGGTGTTAGAGGAGTTGGGCTAATAAGTTTGTCAAAAAAGTTTCCTATTCTTGCCGAAGAAGCAAAATATACTGTTGATGATATATTTGAAAAATGTGAAGCCAACAAGGAAGATGGAAAAATATACAGTAATATACTTGATGAAAAGCAAAAAGTATATCTAAACTATCAAATAATGCAACTGCGACAACCAAATATGTCATTGCAAGCACAACAAAAAACAGATTATACATTAGAAAACTTCATTCCAGAGTTCAATAAAACAGACTTTCTAAAGTCTTCTATTGTTGATGGCTTTGCTGATTTGAAGCTCAACGACCTATTTACTACTTTCAACAGGATCATCAGTGATTCAAAGAACGGCTCTTGACCTCCATAGTAAGATCCGCTATGCTGGCAAGCCTACGAGGAAATAATGGCCATCAAAAATGAACCTTCACTTGGAAGTTTTGGAAAAGACTTTCAAGAAAAGTTAGTTTATATCATTTTAGAAGATAATGTATTTGCAGCACAAATAAGTGAAGTGCTTGACACAAGCTTCTTTGAACTAAAATACCTACAAGTATTTATTGATATTGTTTTCAAGTATAAAGACAGTTACAACTGCTTTCCAAGCAACTCAACTATTGAAACAATGTTGAGAACAGAACTGGAAAAGCATAATCCAGTAACCCAAAAGCAAGTTCGTGACTTTTTTGCTCGTATTCTTGCTGGAACAATAGAAGATATTGATGATGAATATGTAAAAGATAAAAGTCTTGATTTTTGTAAAAAACAAAAACTAAAAGAAGCCATGTTGAAAAGTGTTTCACTCATGGAAAACTCTTCTTTTGATGAAGTTTCTAAAATAATCAATGGTGCTCTAAAACTTGGCCTTGATAATGAACATGGCTATGACTTTCTAAAGCATTTTGAAGAGCGATATAAAATAAAAGCACGAGATCCTGTTTCAACTGGATGGGATGTTGTTGACAATCTTATTCAAGGTGGTCACGGTAAAGGTGAACTTGGTGTTGTTGTTGCTCCAACAGGTGCAGGAAAAAGTATGGCTCTGGTTCATCTTGGTGCTCAAGCAATGAAACAAGGTAAAAATGTTGTTTATTACACATTAGAACTTGGAGACACGGTTATTGGTCGTCGTTTTGACAGTTGCTTGACTGGTTTTCCTCTAAAAAACCTAAATATGGCAAAAGAAGAAGTGTTGGAATCGGTAAGACAAGTTCCAGGCAAGCTTATTATCAAAGAGTATCCAACAAAAACTGCTTCTACTGAAACTATTAGAAATCATCTAAAAAAACTGGAACAGCGAGACTTCAAGGTTGATATGATAATAGTTGATTACGGTGATCTATTAAAACCGGTTTCAGCGCAGAGAGAAAAACGAAATGAACTTGAAGGTATCTATGAAGAGTTGCGAGGTATTGCAGCAGAAATGAAATGTCCACTTTGGACTGCTTCACAAACAAATAGATCTGGTCTAAATGCTGAAGTTGTAACAATGGAAAGTATCAGTGAAGCATTCAATAAATGTTTCGTTGCTGATTTTATTTTTTCTCTTTCCCGAACAGCAGCACACAAGCAAAATAATACCGGCAGAATATTTATAGCAAAGAATAGAAATGGACCAGATGGCGTAATACTTCCTATATTTATGGATACTTCTAATATCTCTATAAAAGTGTTGGAACCAACAAACGAAACAATAGAAGACATAAATAAAAACTCTGCTGCAGAGCAGTCAAAGAAATTGAAAGAAAAATACGCTAAGCATAGAAAAGAACAAAAAGAAATGGCAAAGGGAGAATGAAAATGAGCGATATAAAAATAGATTACAGTAGAGATGAACTATTTGATGAACTTGGTCGTAAAAGACTAAAAGAGTCTTATATGACAGAACAAGAAAACTCACCACAAGAGCGTTTTGCTTTTGTTTCGCAACAGTTTTCTTCAAATCCAGAACATGCTCAACGGCTATACGACTATTCATCAAAGCATTGGCTGAGTTATTCAACTCCAATACTTTCTTATGGTCGTTCAAAAAAGGGCTTGCCTATTTCTTGTTTCCTAAACTACATGACTGACTCGGCAGAAGGTCTTGTTGATACATTGAGCGAAACAAACTGGCTTTCTATGCTTGGTGGTGGTGTAGGTGTTCATGTTCAAATCCGTTCTGCTGGAGATAAATCAACAGGTATCATGCCTCATATGAAAATCTATGATGCTTCTTCGCTTGCTTATCGTCAAGGCAAGACTCGCCGTGGTTCATACGCCGCTTATCTTGATATCAACCATCCAGATATTATTCAGTTTTTAGAAATACGAAAACCAACAGGAGATCAAAATCTCCGTTGTCTAAATCTGCATCACGGAATCAATATCACTGATGATTTTATGAATATTATTGAAAAGTGTATGTTAGATCCAAATGCCGATGATACTTGGGAACTAAAAGACCCAAATAGCAATATTGTAAAAGAAAAAGTTTCAGCAAAAGAACTATGGCAGCGTATTCTTGAAATGCGTATGCAAACTGGTGAGCCATATCTTTGCTTTATTGATACAGCAAACAAAGCACTACCAGAATGGCTAAAAAAAGAAGAACTAAAAATACACGGTAGTAATCTTTGTGTTGAGGTCTTTTTGCCTACAAGTAAGGACAGAACAGCAGTTTGTTGTCTATCATCCCTAAATTTAGAATACTATGATGACTGGAAAGACGACCAAGTTTTCATTAGTGATATTGCCGAAATGTTGGATAATGTTTTGCAGCAGTTTATTGAAAATGCGCCAGATGCTATTAGCAGGGCAAAGTATTCTGCTATGCGCGAAAGATCAATCGGTCTTGGCGCTCTTGGTTTTCATGCTTATCTACAAAAAAAGCATATTCCATTTGAAAGTGCTCTTGCTAAATCGGCTAATATGAAAATATTCAAGAATATTCGCTCTAAAATGGATGAAGCAAATGTTAGACTTGCCAATGAAAGAGGAGCGTGTCCTGATGCTCAAAAACATGGTTATAATGTTCGCTTTTCTCACATGCTTGCTATAGCGCCAAATGCCTCTACTTCACTTATTATGGGAAATACTTCTCCAAGTATTGAACCATATCGTGCAAATGTATTCCGACAAGACACACTTTCAGGAGCACATGTATACAAAAATCGTTTCCTTGAAAAAATACTGGAAAAGAAATGTGAAGAACTAAAACTTGACATAAACGAAGTTTGGTCTTCTATCATTTCAAATGATGGTTCAGTTCAGCATTTGGAATGGCTTGATGACTATACAAAAGATGTATATAAAACAGCGCCAGAACTTGATCAAAGGTGGATTATTGAACTTGCCAGTGATCGTCAAGAGTTTATTGATCAAGGTCAAAGTGTAAATATCTTTTTTAGACCAGATGTAAATATCCGATATCTACATGCGGTTCATTTTCAGGCTTGGAAACAAGGTTTGAAGTCGCTATATTACTGTCGCAGTGATAAACTACGCAAAGCAGATCGTGTTGGTCAAAAAGTTGAGCGTAAAAAGATTGAAGATGAAATAGATTTGAAAAAACTCGCCGAAGGCGATGAATGTCTTGCTTGCACTTGAATGGAGAAAACAATGACAAAGAAAAAACTAAAACTAACCGATGAAAGACCATACTTCAAACCCTTCAACTATCCTTGGGCTTTTGATGCTTTCAAAGAAAGTGAGCAAATGCATTGGCTTTGGCAAGAAGTTCCACTTCTTGAGGATGTAAAAGATTGGAAAAATACACTTACAGAGAAAGAAAAGCATTTTCTAACTCATATTTTTCGCTTCTTTACACAAGCAGATGTTGATGTGGCTGGAGGATATGTAAAAAACTATCTTCCCCACTTCCCACAACCAGAAGTGCGTATGATGTTGAGTTCTTTTGCTGCTCGCGAAGCAATACATGTTGCTGCATATTCTCACCTTATTGAAACAATAGGTATGCCAGAAGCAACATATAATGAGTTTCTTCAATATGAAGCAATGAAAGAAAAGCATGAATATTTTACAAAGTTTGCCGAAAAAGATGCGGACAGCATTGCTCAACAAATAGCAGCATTTTCAGCATTTACAGAAGGAATGCAACTTTTTTCCAGTTTCGTCATGTTGCTAAACTTTGCTCGTAACGGTAAAATGAAAGGTATGGGCCAAATTATTGCTTGGAGCATTGCAGACGAAACACTTCATGCTGAAAGTATGATAAAACTATTTCGTGAGTTTATTGGAGAAAATAAACATATATGGAACGATGAACTAAAAAGCGAAATATACACGATTGCAACAAAAATGGTTGAACTTGAAGATAAGTTTGTTGATCTTGCTTTTGATGTTGGAGAAATGGAAAACTTGACAAAAGATGAAGTAAAGCAATATATTCGCTATATTGCAGATCGCAGACTTATAAGTCTTGGCATGAAAGGTATTTTCAAAGTAAAGAAAAATCCCCTAAGCTGGGTTGATGGAATGTTAGGTGTTACTCACAGTAACTTCTTTGAACAAAAAGTAACAGACTATGCCAAAGGCGCTCTTACTGGTGATTGGTCGTCTGTTTGGGCACAAGAATAGATAACCGAACGCATCGCTTGACAGCTACTGAAAACATGCTAAACTTGGAAGCGTCCCTTGATCGGGGCGCTTTCTACTGGAGAAAATATGACTGATCTAAAAACTCTTGAACAAAATGATAAGAAACTAACTCGCGAAGAGCATATTATCAACTATCTAAAAGCACTAAACACTATTGAACAAGCCATTGAACCATATCGTGAGCACAAGTTGGCTCTCAAAAAGCATTATGCTGATAGTAGTTTTCTTTCCCGCGAAGATCAAAGCAGGCTTCTAAAAGCATATCGTATGGCTCAAAAAGGTGAGGAACTTGAAGATTTTGAGGAGTTCCTAAACATTATTAAAAGCAAGATGAAAGTAGGTGTTTGATATGAAGCTTGAACCAAGGAATAAACATCTTCTTTTGGAAGTTGTAAAAAACGATTCAAAAGAAGAAAAAGTAAGTGAGTTTTTTGGTGCATCTGCTAAAAAACCAGACAACTTGACATATCGTGTTGTTGATAAGTCTGATGATTGCACCATATCAGTTCATGTAGGTCAGCTTGTTGTTGTTGAGGGAAACATGGTTCATGAAAGTAAAGTTGGAGAACTTGCTTTTTTGACATGTAAAGAAAACTTTGTTATTGGTGTTCTAAAAGACTGAACTTGGAGGTGGAATATGGGCTTGTATGATGAAGTCAAAATAAACTTCTTGTTTGAAGAAAAATATAAACACTTACAAGACCTCGTATTCCAAACAAAAAGTTTGTTTTGCGGTCTTGATGATTATCTTATAGATGAAACAGGCCAACTATGGCTGCAAGAATCTACCTGGGAAACAGTCCCAGAAGAAAAAAGACCACACTATAACTCCCCAGAATGGGAAAAGCCTCTTGGAAAGATTATTGGAAGTCTTGATATAAAAAAAGGAGAACCAATAAAACACAGTCATACTGGCGAGATAAAAATGCACTATTATGATAAAAATATTGATTGCGAAATAATGTGTTTTTTTGATGATGGTAAAATGTTATTTTTCAAGGTTATAGAAAAGGAAACAAAATGAAAAAAGATCTTGAAGATGTGCTTTTTGAAAAGTATCCTAAGCTATTTCGTGATATTAGATATCTTGAGTGCGATGATGGCTGGTATGAACTTATTGCCACAATGTGTCACCAAATACAAGGTCATATTTCAAATGCCAGAAACGGCGCAGCAAGAACAAAACGATATAATCGTGCCTTGAAACAAGCATTGTCTGGTAATCTTTCTAATCTTGAACATTATTATCGTTCTTCGCCTGATAAAGATAAAATGATAGCAAAAGAAATAGAAATGAGAACTTTTCGCACAGTATGGCTTGATAGAATACCAACACAAATGCATTTTACACAAATAAAAGAAAAGTTTGGAACATTGAGAGCTTATACGGTAGGTGGTGATGCCTATTGTGAAGGTGTTGTAGCAATGGCCGAAGGTATTAGTTCTAAAACTTGTGAAGGATGCGGACTTCCTGGTAGGTCAACAAAATCTGGTTGGATAAAAACACTTTGCAAGGAATGCACAAATGAAAGATACAAACCAAGAACTATATAATATAGGGCAACTTGTTAGTTCTAATAGTCCAGAGCAAGGTAAAAAATTTGATTTTGGTGTTGTAACAAGAGTGACTAAAACAAAGAAAAACCAGTATAGATATTATGTTCTATGGCAAAAGGATAAAGATACTTGCGGACCATATGATACTTTGGATATAAGCGTATTTGTTGATTTTTACAAGAAATGGGAAAACAAAAATGTTCAAGATATTGAAGATTGAAAAAAGCGAAAACAAAGAGTCATATTCTTCTGGTTCATATTGGTTTTCACTAGATGTTGAATTTGAAATTGATATCGGCGAAGAAGAGCCACATTTTGGCACTCTTGGTAAATATCACAAAGAACTTGTGATGTTTGATCGCGAAAAATACGAAGAGTATTACGATAACTTTGATAAAAATGACATGATGTTTGAAGACATTCCAGATAGCGAGTTCAAAGAACTAAAGTTCAAAAAACCAAGTCCATACGATCTTGGATATTGTAAGCTTATGGATGTTTCTGGTAATGACTGTATATTTGAACTTGAGAAAGGGAAGTATAAATATTCAGTTTGTACAAATTTGAATTATATTACAGAAGCGGCAGTAAAACAACTTGAAGAAATGAAACAGCATCTTGATGCTGGCTACTGTCGCTTTGGTCCCTATCCAGAACAAGTTGGTGCTTTTCGTAGTGGCGATCCATTTAGTGACTTTATTGGTGTTTTAGAGACACTTGATAGGTTTTGGGATTGATATGTTATTGTGGGGTGTAAGTATGTTAGATCTTGGTTTTTATTTAGTTATGGCATCGTTTTTGTCAAGCATACCAGTTTGGATTATTGCTATGGCACTAACAAGCATTGCTGAAAGTGCTAAAAGAAAATAAATAAAACTACTTATCCTTTTAGCACATTTTACAGTTACAAATACTAACTGTTCTCAATCAGAACTTTGAGAACTTTCTTTAGCATATTTACAATCTCAGTTGTTCTGGTAAAACTTGTTGTTCAGAACTCAATCATAGGGAGACAAAATGAAACTAAGTGAAAACTTTTCGTTGCAAGAAATGACTAAATCGCAAACAGCAGAACGAAAAAAAATTGATAATACACCAACACAAGAAGTTATTGACAATCTAAAAGAATTGTGTGAAAATGTATTAGAAAAAGTAAGAGCGCATTTCAAAAGACCTATTATGGTGAATAGTGGCTATCGTGGACCAAAGCTAAACAAAGCTATTGGTGGAGCAAAAAACAGTCAACACCTAACAGGTCAAGCCGCAGATATAGAGATTCCAGGTTTAGATAATAAAGTTGTATTTGATTGGATCAAAGATAATCTTGATTTTGATCAACTCATTCTTGAATACTATAAACCAGGCATTCCAGATAGTGGTTGGGTTCATGTATCTTGGAATAGTAAAAAGAACAGAAAGCAAGTTATAAAAATTGGCTGAAAAAAAGGTTTATGTTTTGTTTTTGGCAGTATTTTTCTTGTTATTTTCTCACGGGGATATTATGCCTCGTGAGCAAGAACAAAACTTACAACTAAAAACATCTACAAATGGTATCTCTCTTATAAAAGAGCATGAGGGCTTTTCTCGTGTTCCCTATGAATGTCCTGCTGCTGTGATTGCTATTGGTTACGGTTCTACAACTTATGAAAATGGAAAACCAGTGTTGCTATCTGATCCTCCAATAACAGAAGCAGCAGCAGATCGTCTTTTTAGGAAAAAGATTCATAAATATGAAAAATGGGTAAATAAACTGGTAAAAACTGATATAAATCAAAATCAGTTTGATGCGCTTGTAAGTTTATCTTACAATATTGGTTTTGGTTCCATAAAGCGTTCGCAACTGCTAAAGCTTGTAAATGTAAATCCAAACGATCCACAAATAGCTATTGAGTTTCTAAAGTGGAGAAAAGCAAATGGAAAAGTAACAAAAGGATTAGAAACTCGCAGACAAAAAGAAGTTGAACTATATTTCAAATCTATTTATTAGCACAGTGGAGCACGCGATATGACAGAAAGAAAAGTAAAAATAGGCATAACAGTTCTAATAGATAAGCCAAGTGATTCGTTGTTCACAAACGGTATTCGTCAAAATGTTATTATATTGAGAGAATTGTTTGCAAAGTGCAAAAACGTTTCTGAATCTTATATTATTAATACTGCAAAAAATGTGACTATACCAGATGATGATACAACAACTTGGGGTCCATATGCCAAACATATTATATCGCTTGAAGAAGCAAGAGATAAATGTGATCTTATTGTAATGGCACAAGGAAGTGCTCATGTTGATACGTATAAGGAACTAAGTAAAAAAGGTATAAAAATAACCAAGCACATCATGGGTGCAGAACTAAATGTTTTCAATGAAACCATTTTATTCAAAGATAACAAAGAAGCAAGAAATCTTTATACAAGAAATGCTGGAACTGTATCAAATGTTTGGATATCTCCTCATTTTTTTGATACAGATAGATATTTTTTTGAAACTCAATATGATTGCGAAGCTGTTGTAGGACCATATGTTTGGGACCCAAGATTTATTCAGCATCACATAGACATTTTCAAAAGTAAAGACGCGAATGAAACTGGACTTTATAAGCCAAGTGGAAAGTTAGAAAAAAGACTGTCCACAATGGAACCAAATATAAATATGGTAAAAACCAGTGTTGTTCCTATTATGACAACAGAAAGGCTTTACAGAAAAAGTCCAGAAACTCTTGATAAGTTGAGTGTATTTTGTGGGGATGGGATAAAGAAAAAAACCGATATGGTAAACTTTGTAAAAGAACTTGATTCTTACAAAGCAGGTAAAATGTTCTTTGAAGCCAGATATCCAATAGTTTGGACTCTACTAAAACATACCGATATTGTTTTGTGTCATCAACATCAATGTGCGCTAAACTATCTTTATCTTGATGCTGCTTGGATGGGGTATCCAGTTGTTCATAACAGTGAATATATGAAAGAACTTGGTTGGTATTATGAAGGAAATGATGTTGAAAAAGCAGCAGAATATCTGAAAAATATAGCATATAACTTTGATAGCGAAAATCACCAAAATGAAGAATATATCAAAAAATCAAGAGCATTTGCTTATCGCTACATGATAGACAATCCAGAAAACATTCGTGGCTATGAAAAACTTATTGATAAAGCCATGAACAACAAATGAGGAACATTATATGGCAAAAGGTCAAGAAAAAACGAACAAGAACAACAAGCAGAAACTAACAACAAAAGAAAAACAAGAAAAGAAAAAGGCAAAGAAAGAGGGAAAGTAATAAACTAAGCCCTGCCCAGAGTTTGATCGCTTGCTTGATCCGTGGTATGCTCGTGCAGCACCACGGATCGTGCTTTTATAGGAGATAACAATATGGGAACTTATACTGCTTGGAAACTTGATGCTGATATTTCTGTTGGTGGAGAACAGCATATTATTAATACTGCAAATGCCCATAAAGAGTTCAAGGATGGTCCAAAGTTTGAAAACTTTATGTGGCACAAATGGTCGCCCGAAGTAAAGTGGTGGGCACCAGATTTTGTTGCCGAGCTTTCAAAGAGTATTGATGTTATTTTCCGCCTTGATGCAAGGGGCGAAGAAAACTTTACTTGGTTCTTTTATAAGGGAAGCGTTTTGAGTGAAAGTGAAATCTGGGAAAAGCCGACGTTCCCTTCACGTCCTCTTTTCAAGAAAAAGTTTTCTGAAGCAGTAGTAAATCGTGAAAAACAGCGTATTGCTAATGAAGCAGCGCGAGCTGCTGCTGAAAAGCAAAGACTTGAAAGGGAAATCCAAGCATTGAAGGCAAAACAACAGAAGCTTGAAAAGCAACTTGCTGGATAAAATATAACAAAATAACACATACATTCTGCCTGTTGAACGGGCAGAATATTTATTTATGAAATATAAACTTGGAAGTATTGTTGTTTATAAAGATTATCACAAACCACGGGGATATATCTCTGAAATAACTCACAATATAATAGAAGTTATAACTTTTAGTGATTTACAACGTCATCGCTACTCACATGTATTTTTTGATATTTATTGTGATGTTGTAAGCGATGGGGAAAAAGATGAAAACTAAAAAAAACGCAAAAGATCCAAAAGACTACCAAATATCTGGAAAGTTTAGAGCTGGCGATCTTGTCCTTGTTGTAAGGGCACCAGATCAAAACCGCGTTATTATTGGACCACTTGTTGATAAGATAGGTATTATTGAAAAAAGACTTGGCAGAGAAGATGGTGTTTTTTCAACAGTAAATACTTATTCTGTTTTTCTTGATGTTGGCACTGTTCATCTTCATAGTCTTGATATGACATTACTTTCAAGGGCAAAATAATAATGGCTTATAAATATCAACTTGGTTCCCTTGTGATCGCAAACAATGGAGACTTTGGTTATATCCAAGACAACACCGATGAAAGTTTTTCAGGAGAACCTGTATATTCTGTTTTTTGGTTCAAAGATGGACTTGTCTGCACCGGCATGAACGAATTTAGTGTTGCCAACTTTATAAGAAACTACAAGGAAAAATATGGCCAAACATAATATTGGCGATCTTGTAGCAAGAAGAGATATACATACTGGCGATATAATCCTTGGTTATATTAGTGTGATAACAAAAACATACGGTGAAGGATGTTTTGTTTATTTCTTTGATTGGGATAAAGATGTATGGTATGTAGAAAAGGATGTTGATCGTTTCAAACAAGTATTAGAAAGTTGGAAAAACAAATGAATAAAGAATTAGTACAAGCATTAGAAAAACTTATTGATAATATGAAAAATGGTACTAAACTCTCTTATAGAGAAGAAAAAGTTATTGAGGCAGCACAAAGCCACGATTGTTGGTATCAATGCAAAAAGTGCAAGAGAATAATTAATGGTTTTGGAAATAACTTGGTTGAACAATATCAAGGCACTAATAAACTGCACTGTGCTGCTTGTGGGTTTCACAGAGATGAATAAATGAATAAAAATGAGATTTATTGTGTAAATGAAGCTATGACGAGAAAACAAGAAGCAAAAATTATTTGGCAGACAGATAGGAAACAATATGAGTGAAGAAAAAATAAAATTAAAACAAGAAATATCAAAACTAAATGAAGATATACAAGAAATCATTTCTAAAATAGAAATGATGAGTGAAGCAGCAAAATCAACAAGACCAGAACTAAAAACATGTGAAGAGTTTGTGGAATGTGTTAAAAAATTTCGTAAATTACAAGACGAAAAAGATGCTAAACTAGCGGAGTTGCAAAAATGAATAACAGATGTGAAGAATGTGGAAGTTGGGATAGTGAATGTGGATCACCTAAACCAATTTTAGATTGTGGTTGTAATCGTTGCTTATCACATACAAATGTTCTTCTACAAAAAAACCTAAAAGGTCTTGAAAACTTCAAAGGTTTACCACTTGAAAAAAAGTTAGAGTTCCTTGAACAAATTGGTATTTTAGAAAAAGATGGGGACAAGTATAAACTATCAAAAGACTATGGTGGATAGAATGACTGACCGTTTTCAAGATCAACCTTGGTATATCAAACTATGGAGATATAGAAATTATTTGCGTATTCCATATTCCACTATCATCTACAGATATCGTAGCAAAATAGCAGAGAAGAACTGGAAATATGCT